AGAGCAGTGTCAACAATGATGTGTACTGGTATAGACGTGTCTGAAGTATTGTGTAATTGCTTACACTTTTGTAAAAATTGTTTCTTAAAGTTTGCATAACTGCTTGATGCAAATTTTAAACTACTGTAAATATTTGTATCGTTATGCATTAAACTTTGTGCTAGTAACTCAGTACTATATGGTTGTTGTCTAATAGTACCACCGAATTCATGTACTTCTGGTAAATTTCTATAGTTGTTAACACCAAACCAATTTCCATATAATCCAGGTATACCATTCATTTGTGATTTCATATGAGATAAAATATCACCAAAACTAACAGTTGTTAAAAGTTCATTTTGTGAGTTTAAAATATGTGTATCACTTGCTATATTGTTGCCTTGTGTAACATTATCATATGTTGACCAAACAATGTCAAAAATATCTCCTGCAGAAAATCCACTATTGACATTTACACTATTGTTTTGTATTGTATAGTTAGTAAATGCCACACCGTTTTTGGTAACAGTGATGTTGTCACTTATGCTATTACTATTGATGTATATTAGACCGGTGACTTGTGTGCCAACTAAGCGATATTTAATTGCCGCATCTAAGAACGTATTATCTGCTGTAACACTGACTTGGTTGTTTCCTAATAATGTAACAGTTACACCACTTCCAGTAAGTGTTGCGCCATTTGTCTTTGTAAAACTTAAATCGAATACGTCAAAGTTTGTTTTAAATGTATACGACTTATTTCTATCTATAAAGAGAGCAGGGTTGACACCATTGATACGAGTTAACTGACTTAGCCCTGTTTTGTATGAGTAGAATTCTGTATTAACGCCACGCTTACTAACTAAAAATCTGTTATCTGCAGATATATCATTAGTTCCAATTGTTACTATAAATGGGGTTGTGTTATCTGTAATATATTGTATATGTTTACTAACTGGCTGTGAATTTCTAATTTCACTCCAACCATTGTAGTAATTGTTACTAACCAACTTTTTATAGTAGTAGTATCCTGGTATTTCTATTGATCCACTTGCACTTTTATTTTCTGGTGTATCTTGTGTGTTAATAACATTGTATGCATAACGAACACTGCCTAGACCCATATCAAAACTTAATCCTGGTTCATTACCGTAGTCTTCATAACGTGGAGCAAATCCAAGTGCTAAATCTTCTGTTGAGCTACTACTTGTACCATAGTTAAAAATTGTATCCCCAAGAAAATTATTATTTGGATATACAGTTGTATTATCAAGTGCAATACTATTACTGTCATATAATTTAAACTTGATACCTTCACTACGATACGTTTTTTGTTGTGAGTAAACCCACGCTGTTCCATCCCAGTGCCATTCACTACCACCGTATATTTTGTTTGGATAAGACTCTCCAAATACGTTGTTATAACCAATAAGAACGTTAATACAATCTCCTACATTTAATGTTGTAGATGATGCACCATATATCTCTGTTAATGCTGTTACAACACCAGACGATGCAGACACTCTAAAAATTCTGTTATTGTATGTACTATTTGTAGAATCTAAAAATAATATTGTGTCATTGTTTTGCAAGTTTCTTACGTCAATACGAGCCCAGTAGATGTTATTTTCACCAAAGGTTGGATTTTTAGCTACTGTGTGTGTTTTGATACAATTATAGTATGCAATTGTGCCGTTTTGTGACACCCTTACATTTTGACCGTAATCGTATCCAGTATTAGTCCAGTTAGTAGTAATGTCAAATGCCATATTCCAGTTTAACGCACCAACAATAGTAGTTGCAGGATCAGCAACATTATCAATAATATGTGTTACACTACCAAGACTATTAGATCCATGATTATATTTTTCAATGTTAGCACGGAACTCAATAATTGGCCTTACACCACGAAATTTATCTAAGGTGTAATCACTTGCTGTTAGTCCATTGAACTCACAAATTATACCAACTACTTCTTCATGTATCCATAAGTTGCGGCGACTCCATGCACTTTGGTCAACACTGTGTCTTTGTTCTACTACATAATCTCTACTTAATACATCATAAGTTGTTAGGTCGTAAGAAGGATAAACAAATGCAGTGTCACTTCCATCCCATTGACTTGGTTCCTGTACACCATATATTGTACTATTATTCCAAACTCTTTTTCCGTAATTTGATTGTGATGCAGCATATTCAAACTGTTTAGTTAATGTGATACTTGTGCCAACACCATCAATAATATAAATGTCATTTTTTATCACATCACCACTTTGTGTGAAGTTTGAACCAGTAAAACGTACTCGCATACCATTTTGAAATGGTAGCTGTTTGCCATTTGTCAAAGTAGGTGTTGTATAATATGGCAATCCAGTAAAGTTAGTTGGAGAAATTGGGTCACTGGCTGTGGGCTCAATTACACAAATTGGCATAAAGTCAAGTAACCAAAAGTAATGATGATAGTTAATAAACATGTCATAGTTAATTGGTAAGTCAAGTGTGTAACCTGGCTCGTTAAAAATACGGTTTGTATTTACAGTGTCTACTTCATTATATTTTAGCATGTCCAGCATGTCATCATATGACATTGCTGATGTTATATTTCTGTTGTCATCACGCACCACAGCACCTGGCACAAACTGATAATTATCAGCTTCACGGCTATCAGTTAAGAAACTTTCATCTACCTTTTTACCAATAGTGTTACCTATATAATAACTAATCGCTTGCATGCTACCACTCGACAATAGTTGCTCAAGTGTGCTATCTAAAAACTTCTTGTTTACAGTAGTTTGAAAAACCGCTGGCAAGAGTTCAGTAGTGTTACGTGTTCCAACGTACTCTAAACTTTCTCCTGGTCTAGTAGAATGTGCTGCTACGACTGGATTGGCATGATATTTTGTGCTCATCTGATACTAACTCCGCTGTTGGTTGCAATAGTTGTTGGATTGTAAACGATTGTTTTGTTTACTGTTATATCACTTGTTGTAACAACTGGTAAAAACAGTTCATCACTATCACTGAATATTTCAAATAATGCATTTGGGCTTGCTTGATTATCTACTGATTGGATTGTTATTTGTGCAACTTGTCCAACCATTTGATTGTGTATATAAGCTGCTAGTTCAGTGAAGTAAAATGTTTCACCAAAGTCCCAGTTATCAATACTAAAGTATTGTTGTATTAAATTGATAACCTGTTGTTTAATTTCTACATCACTAAGTGAACTATTAGTAGTTTTTGTTACAGTAAATTTAGCTTGAAGTTCGCTACTTGCTAGATTGCCAAACAATATTTTATATTTGACTGGTCTATAAATTATCTGATCACTAATTGACTTTTTGTTTTCCAAACTGGTAAACAAGTCATTAAGTTGGCTAATAGTAGGTGCTATTGGTTTTGTGTAGCCTCTGCCATCATACAGTGCCCATGTACGGAATGAATTTTCATAGCTTGATAGTAAAACGTAAGTGTCAATAATGTTTGTTTTTGCTGGATCAATAACTTGATTAATATCTGCGGTTCTTGTAAACTTACTTGATAGTGTACTGCGGCCAGGTACTGTAGTAGTACCAGTGTCGTCACGTACTGTATATGTAAATCCGTCAATATCAGTTGTACCAAGTTTAATAGTATCAGTTCCTACAATGTCATGGAACGCACTTGGGTTAATTGGATAACCTTCATTACTAGGAGACGCAAGTGTTACTCTAATTTTATTTGGATCAGTAAACCCATCTGGGTATGTAAAATATCCAAATGCGTTTAGTGTATAGTCATTACCTAATGGAACACTGTTAGTTGAACTAGTTGTGTTTATGCCCAGTACTTTTATTGAATCCATACTTGGCTTGAGTGTTTCACTGCTAAATGTTTCTTGAAAATTTAAGTTGTTAAACTTCAGTTGTGCATCGCTGCCAAATACATAACGTGTTTTACGAGTAATTATTTCCCACTCTGTTGATGTATAATTTAGTCTTATAATCCAACTATTATCAAGTCCAGTACCAGTTGTGTCGCCTTCATATTGTCTGCTCCAACTACTTGGATTATTGTTAGTTAAACTACTGGTTACCATATCACTACTATTAACAATTGTCCATTCTTGTGCTGTAGCATTATATCGTAAACCAAAACTAGTGTTATTTTGTAACAATGATAATAGTTGTGTTTTTGTTGCACTTTCTAATTCATTTGCCCAACTAGTAACAATACGTTTAATACGAGCACCACTTGGTATTACACCACTTAGTGAAATACTGCCACGTCCAATTTGATCGATACCAGTAGGTGTACCAACACTGTTGTCAATACCTAGACCATCATTATAAATTCCTGTTACTCTTACCCATTTGGTATCAGCACTTGTTACTATTGCTGTTGCACTTGCACCGCTTCCTCCACCACCGCTAAGTGAGATATTTGTAGCACTGTCATAACCAAGGCCGCTATTTGTAATAGTTATACTAATTACCGTACCACTTCCATCGATGTTTGCTGTTCCAGTTGCACCTGTACCTGCACCAGTAATTGTAACTGTTGGTGCACTAGTATAACCACTTCCTGCACTTGTTATTTTGATGTTCTGAATGTATCCAATTTTATATGGAGAAGTTACGTACTCAATTAGTGAGTTAATTTCAATCTTGTTTAACGGTACAGTGCCATTTGAGTTTACTCTTTGAACAACACCTACATCATTAGTAATGTATCCACTACTAGTATTAGACCCTTTGGTTATTTGGTTCCAACGTAGTGTGTTTAATGCACTACCATCGGCATTATAGTATACAAGATTTGCTGTTGTATCAGTATATTGTGTAGTTGGCGCATAAGCACCATCTGGTCCATAAAACTGTCTATCATAAAAGAAGTTCTTAACTTCTGGATTTTTTAGTAGTGGCTCAATATACTTGTTATATGTCTGTTCACTGTTTAAGTTTGTTGGCAAACTAATAATATTACGAGCTGCAATATCTTCTCTGTAAAGATATCCATCATCTAGAAAGTTTATAGCATCACTGTATGTCCCGGTTGGATCATTAAACTCTCTAAATCGACTGTGTCCACTATGCACACGGTTGATACTTTTAATCTTGCGAATGTTTTCGCTTACTGTTAGTGGAAAGATACTATAATCTTCTGCTGTTACTAGTCTGTCTTGTGTACTAAAATAACGACCTGCATTATCTTTAATACTTTGTAAACTTTCACGTTCACTACTATTGTTTACTATTGATTTTAGACTTGCAGTAAATGATGCTGTATATGTATTTCCGTCAATACCTGTATATTCAAAACTGTATGTAGTTGACCCAAAACTTTCAGGATTAAGAGCATAACTTCTGTTTAGTCCTGTTCTATACCACACACGAATAATACCACGTGGTACATTACCAAATAGTCCGTCACCAAATACAATGCTTATACCGTCATTTTCTCTACTCGACACTGTAAAGATATTACGATTGTTATTTTCAATATTGTTATAGATTGCATTCAGACCAAACAAGCGGTCTACTGACATCCAGTTAGCTAATACATTACCTGCTTCATCTACAGTTTGTACCCAAACATTTCCGTTTGCAATGTTTGTATCGTTAATATCAAGTACAAGGTTTGGTAAACCTTCAGTTATATTAAAGTCAGTAAAGTTTAACGAGCCTTGTTTAAATCCTAAAAAGAATCCAGTGTTTGGTGAACTAAATCCGCCATTGTCATTTCTATAAAGCAAGTCAAGTGAAGTATAAGGATCAGGATATCTTTCTTCTAATAAATTTAATGTACTATTATAGTATACGCTATATGCACCAAATGTTGCACGGCTTCCACTTATACTTCCAGTAAACTCCCTTGACGGTTCTGCATTTGTACTTTTTGTACGATAAACCTCATTAGTAATGCCATCACGAGTAAACTTGCTATATGGTGTTCCAAATTGATTACTACCAATAAAGATTGCATTCATAACAGTAATAAAGTTTTGGTATGTAGTTGTATCACTAACATCTTCAAATTGTAATGAAACATTAGATAAACTATTGCCATCAACATCATAAATTGTTTCAGTTGTTTTTACACTATCAATTTTTAAGTAACCGTTTGCTACAACATTTCGAGTGGGAGTATAGCCCAAGAATTCAGCAATACGGAGAGCACTGTCTCGACGTTCTGCTGTACTTAAATAATTTTCCCGTGAGTTGAGATCATTTCTAAACGCTAAGTTATGTCCCATAAATGCCATAAGTTCAATTAAACTTGTAAACTCGCTTGAGCTAATCCAGTCATTAAAATTCTCTGGATAGTTAGTATCAATATATTCAACCATTGCATTTTTAATTGTATCAAAATCATATGCTTGAAAGTTTGCTTGTGCAAAACTTTCATATACTACACTAAAATCTTCAGCAGCAAATAAACTGCTCTGTCTTGCGCCCTGTGCCATTATTCTGTCTCACTTGTGTATGTTAGGTATAGTTCTTCAGCCGTTCCTGTATCGTCATAGATAACACGTACTCGTATATCAAGTTGATGATCTTGTGGTTTAGATAAGTTTAAATCATCAAAAATCCATCTTGGATCACTATTAATGATTTTCTCTACATCTTCTTTGGCTAACATTTCTGTTCTTGCATCCAGCGGATCAAATACTAACTCATGCAGTATTGATCCAAATTCTGGATTCATTACACGTTCACCACGGCGTGTGTAAAAATGATTCATCAAATCACGCAACGCCAGGTCTTTGTCAGTAAGAACTGTGTTAATTGTTTTCTTGTTAAGTGTGCTATATCCAACGTATGTAACCATACTCATATTTATAGGAAAATTAACTGCTACTTTTTAGATTTTGGTAGTGAATCTAACAATATCGCCTGCTTTTAGTTCTTTTGTTACTGTAATAACATTATTAACTAAAGTAAAGTCAAAAAAGTGTTGAACAACAGTGCCATTTATTTCAACTTTGAGTTTTTCTACTGGATCCATGCTAGGACTACTTGTAATTGTAAAAACTGAGCTATTATTATATGTAAAGTTTTCAATTATAGTTGTTTGATCATATCGTCTAATAATATCTCGTTTAACACCTTCAGGCGTTTTAGGCAAGAACTTTGCTGTTTCGGCATAGTATGCAAATCGAGCTTTAAATAATTCTTCTACAGATAATGCATCAATCTCATTTTTATCACGCATTTCATATATGCCATTTAACCGCATCCAGGCTCTATTTTTTGTCTTTCCATAGTCAGCTAGTTTTATTATACTACTAGCTTGGTTACAAAAAGGTCTGTTAAAGTTACTGCGTTTAATTATACTAGCAACTGTATCCCAATCTTTACGTGCAATATGATCACGTAACTCGTAGTTGCCTTCATCTGCGGTTACTGTTAACAGGTTTCCGTTAATAACATAATACAACATTATCCCATCATAAGCCGGTTGTGTTATTGTTTTAATGTTAAATGATTCAAGTTGTTTTATAACAGTACGCTGACGTTTTTGGAAATCTTCATCCCATATATTATATGCTTCTTGTTCAGTGATGCCACGATCTGCTTTGCCAATATCATAACCAAAACCATCATAACCACTATAGCGTCCCATGTTAAGTGCTACTAGTATTACTTTTTCACTTGCACTAATATTTGCGATATCAATAGCAGTATCTAATGCAGTCTGATCTTTAACTGTAAACTCATCCCATGCAGTTTTAAATTTATCACTTATGTTGTTTAAAAGACTCATCTACGTCTTCCTTGACGTCTGTCGTTACTACTGGGTTTTCCAATTACACCTGACAAATTGGATGTGTCTATGTCTTTAGCTGTTGTATTTCCACTAGCAGGTGCTTGTGCAGCAATTTTACTTCCTTGTGCACTATGGCCACCCCAAGGTTCATGTTCAGGTACTCTTGGATTGATGCTTTCTTTTACTGTACGATTTACGCTTAAACTGCCACTTGTTGGTCCAACTGCACCCAATGCTGAAGGACCGTTCAAATCTAATATACCATCTGTACTAATTCTTCCATAACCAGCAGCTTTTAATTGTAAATTTAAATCTGATGTTAAGCGAATATCCTTGTTTGCTTTAAGTTGTATTGGTCCAGTTGCAGTTTCTGCTTGTATACCTGCTGCGCCACGAGCTTTAATATTAAATGTATCAGCATCCATGTTAATATCTCCGCCAGCATAAAAGTTAAAGTCTTGTTCTGCATGATAACTTACACTGCCTGCTGCATACACATCAACGTTGCCGTCACTATCCAATTGCATCCAACTAGTACCTTTTTGGTTTGTTATGTATACAATACCAGCAGTATCATTAAACAGCATTTGTGCGCCACCTGCACTACGTAGTCTTATTAAATTGTTTTGACCTTCTTCTCTATTTTGGTCTGGAACAAAATTTTCACCCTCTTTATATGCAACTGTTCCATCATCCATTACAAAACTATGTCCAGCAGGTGTTAAAAATCCTGCAACATTGCTTGGAGATTCTCTTCTTCCACCACTACTACCAACGCCACGTACTGCGTCTAATCCTGTGCCTTGTTCTGCAACTGCTTCTGAAACTGGATGCCTAGGTCTGATGTTTTGATCTTGTTCTCCAGCTGGTGGATCAACACTAGGACCAATACTTTCTTCATCAACTTGTGATACTGGTAATCCTGGCACACTACTATTTCTACCTGCAGGTAGTAATACACCAAGCAAATAACCAACAGTATCTGAAGCAGTAAACGCAACTAATACTTCAGTACCAGGTGCTGGAGGAGGAAAACTTGCACCGTATGTTACTGTTGAATTTTCTGTAGACAGGGATCCACCAAATGGCGACATTGTTCTTACTTTAGTAAACTTATGCCTATCTTCCATGGTGTCTTTATTACCCAGCCTGTTACCGCCAACAAGTTGTACTCGAATATGTCCACTATAATCAGGATCAGCTATATCAACTACTTTGGCAATATAAACACCGTGATTAGACGCAACACCATTGGCACTTGAATTACCATAGCTGGCAGGTATTCCTATTGAACGAGTATTTTGTCCAGAAAATTTAACTTTAGTCAATTGCGTACCCTCCTGCTAATTGATCAAGTAGTTGCTGTGTATTAATATTTGCATCCCTAAAACTATCTAACATCATTTTAAATTCACCATTCATATAAGTTGCTTGTACATACTTAACACGATAAACTGCGGTCATCATAAAGTCCGTAAACTCTTGATTTATGAAGCCGTCTTCACCGTCGTATGTTGGAAAACGAGTATTTAAAAAGTATCCTACACCGCCTATATCATAATCAGCTTGTGCATTATTATTCTGAAGAGCACCAAATGGTTTTCCTAGCCAATAAGGGTCTCCTCGGATATGTAAATTTATTTCAGTCATATCCGAAGTAGAAAGTAAATTAAGTTCTAATGCACCTAACTGTGCTGATCCAATATTAGTTTCATTATCTGATCCGTCAACTGATAATGCACCAGTTGGGTTTTTATAGTCAAATGTTAATTCTTGACTACGATCGTTTAATGTACTATTTGGACTTCCCCTGTTATATAAATCAGTTTGTGTAATATATCTCTGTGCGGCGTTACCTATTCCTGCTCTAGAATTTTCAAAACCTTGGGCAGTAAGACGGCGTGTTGCTTCTTCTAATTGTCCTTCTACAGATTCCAGTTGACGTACGGATGTAGATTGATCATCACGTAGATTACCAAGCTCTAAATCTAACTCTTGCAATTGTCCTGACAAGTCTGACCCAAATGGTCCAAAACGGTCAAGATTTTCTATGATGTCTGCTCGCCTGGCTTCTAGTGTTTGTATAGAACTACGAATATCAGCAAGGCGCCTTTTAATTTCATTATACTCTCCTTTGAGTAAAGTTACTTCTCCTTGCCCAGGAAACATACCACTAGTGTCTTGTATTGCACCGCCGTGTATAGGTTGCAAAATAAAATAAGATGTGTTAAACGTCATATCAAGGTTATATATTTCTGTATTTTCACCAGTATAAGTGTAGTCATAACGTTTTTTCATTAAGCCATTATTAAAGATGTTGCTTAGTCTTTCTTGACCCAAATTTTGATTATTAAACAACTCATTATAACTTTCAGGATCATGTATTGCTTCTGGTGCTATGTAAGGAGATACTTCATATGTATACTCAACTTGATAACGTTTAGATAATTGATCATATGCACCATATCTTACACTTGTTTTAAAAGTAAACCATTGTAATAAATCTGCCATCCTGTTAGCAGGCGGCAACTCGTCTGGTTTTTCTTTTGCAAATCTATTTTTTGCTGTAGGTAGATTTTTAAACTCTCTTGTATGATATAGTGCTTGTGCAATTGCATCAGACATGCCTGTTCCAGATGGAAAATTAAAACTTGTTTGCCCTGTTGAACTGCTAGACGTTATATTACGGGCATTATTTGCATCCGGGATATCAAATCTCCATTCCCTCCATGCTTCTGCGGCCTCTGCTGTTTTAAAAACATATCGATCTGCCAATGTTGCACCTGGTGATGTTGCTACTTGATCTGTTGTTTCTTTGTTAACATCTTCTTGGAAATTATCCAAAAATTCTCCAAAATTACTAGCAGTAAAACTAATGTCACTTTTAAGATGGTATGGTAAACGGTTGAAGACTTTTGATGTTGTGCCCTCTAATGCCAATGTATATGTTGTTACCCCGCCCTCGTTTTTTGTATCTACAGACCTTGCAGCACATATATAGTAATAAGGTCCTAAACTACTTTGTTGGGAATTTCCAGAAATTGTACTGCCATCTTGATTCCAACCACGGAAGTTTAATTCCAGTAAGTAATTAACATCAGTGATACTTTCAATACCCAATTCTTCCATTGCAAGTTTAATACGGTTAAAATATGTGAACCCATTTACTTCTTGTAATGTTATTTGGAAAGTATGACTTAACGCTTCTCTTACATTTGAACTTGAAAAGTTTGTAGCCATTTGCTGCATTACACTTTCAATACTAAGTTCATTTTCAACACCAGTTTCAGCAAGTGTAATTGCTGTACCATTTGTTAAATTTTCTTCCATACGATCAGCAGTTTGCGGATGTACAACATGTATTGCCCAATTATAGGTATACGTATCAAAACTATTTAAAACGTTTGGTTGATAAAATGATGGACTACGTCTACCAGTGCTTCTTCTTTCATCGTTTACTGCGGCGGCAGCTGATTCAGTATCTTCTACTACGGGTGCTTCGCCCTCTTCTGGAACATAATCTTGGTTTGGAACAATTGCTTCACCGTCCCAATTTAAAACATTATCTAATCTGTCTGCACGCCATTGTGCAATACCTACTGCACCGTTACCGCCTCCAGCTGGATTAAACGCTGTAGGGTCTAAGCTACTACCACTTTCTGCCATTAAATTACCAACAATGCCACTGGCTTGTTGTGGAGTATATCCTTGATTTGTAAGATAGTTAAATGCAGATGAAACATTAGGACTAATTGAACTGAGCGTTCCAGTTTGAGATGCTGCATACACGCTATTGGCATTATTAATGCGTCTATCAAGTGCAGAACCACCAGATCTCTCAAATTGCCTTTCAAAGGCAATTGCAGCTTGACTCACACTCATATTGGGATTGTTATTAAATGTACTGGCAATATTTCCACCATTACCTGTACCCATTTCCCAATTAAGGAAACTAAGTTGTGTCTCAAATGATGGATAACTGCTAGGAGGTGTTGCACCCATATTAGTTTACTCCAATTGTACCTTGTTTCGTTGGTATAACAATTGTAGTACCTGAAACAAAATCATTGACGGGATCTTTAAGTATATCACGATTGTAATGTGCAAACAACCACCAGTATCTACTGCTACCATATAGATCATGTGCTAGTAAATCAGGACGTCGGTGATAACGATTGCCGATTTTTATTTTTTTAACTTCATCTGACAACGTTTTACTTGTATATTTTGGTATATAAAGTCCCAAGTATCTATTATTTTGTTGTGTTTGTGAATAATTGCTTGTGCTTGGATATTTTGCTTTCATTAAATAAATCCTTGACCGTATAAACTGCCATTAACAAATGCTGACTTACTAAACACTCTCTTTTGTTTAGCTGGATTAACTGTTACTAATAAGTCCAATGCAATAGTTTGTACTGCTGGTAAAGATTGACCGTTCACTTCAACTAAATCTGTATCACTTTGGAATGGTATGTTAAAACTTCCAATAACAACTGGTACTTCTTGAAACTGTTGAGAACCAAATGCACTAAATCTTAGTACAGGAGGAGGTGTGCCTGCAACTGGAGTATTACCTCTGTCGCCTATGCCATAAAACATTTTTGTTACACTTCGTAAAAAATGTATAACACCTTGTGTGTACAAATGCTCTTGTTCTGTCGTATTACTAAACTGTGCTGTTACTTGTAATGTTGGACTAGGTGTTCCGCCATATGCATATGTTGTGTAATTTGTATGTGTTAAGTTAATTGGTGTTTGGTTGACACCTTGGCCATACATAATGTCAGGCTGTTGTGCAAACAAAATTCCATTTGTTCGAGTCAAAACTTCAGCAGGACCTTGGAAGTAAATATTATTTCTTCCTGAAACTGTTAGTCGTGCTCGGCTTGCTTCACTGACCGCCATTCAATTTGCCTTTCACAAACTCGTACACTTTAGGATTAAATGAGCCAAAGAAGTCTTCAAATGCTTCACGCTTCTTTTTATCTTCAATGCCATCCATACGCATTACATTTCTAAACGTAGTAGCACTACGCCCATCATCTTTAACAGGAACAGTATAAATGTAACCTGCTTCGTCACTTGATGTTAATTGTTCGCCGTCTTTATACATTCTGAGATAGCCACCTGTTTTTAAACGTCCTGCATCTTTTTCACTAAACACTAGTAGTACCGCAGTGGTTGCAGGGTCTTTTCCCGTTAACTTGATGTCAGGCTGATAAGGACTAGTACGAATAATCTTATCAGCAGGTATGCCAAACATTTGTTGCATAATACTAGTTTTCTCTTCGTAACTAAAAGGATCCTTCTCAGGTGTTGCATTCTTGGCTATCGTAGTAGCGATAAATACATTAGAGGAACCAAACTTACGAACTAAGTCCATATAAACTTTATGGTGCCCACTATGCATAGGCTGAAATCTACCACCATACATAACAGCAATATCAGTCGCTTCAGCTTCTGTAAGTTGTGAGTATCTCATGTCTATTCTCCTATAATACTATTTATAGCACCAGTAAACTACAGCTATAACAAGAAGAACTTGACATTATATCTAGACGTGTTACATTAACACTAATTAAGGGAAAAACTATGAGGAAACAAAACTATCTTAACAATAAGGATATGCTTAAAGAAATACATAAAAGTAAACTTTCATATTGCCATTTAATGGATGAAGATTATGGAAGATTTGACATTATTGTAGAAAGCTACGATGACATATTTGATCCTGAAGTAATTCAGCAAGCTAAAGAAAATAGAGCTTCACAATTGAGCTCACAGGGATATGAAGAATCATATAGAAAGTGGCAAGCTAGTGGTAGACGAACAAAAGATAAGCCAAAGCAGGCTGAAACAAGAGTAAATCCAGAAGAAATTAACACTGACGAGTTAATTTTTAGATTAATGACATATGATCATGTGCCTGGAGATTCAAAGAGAAAAACCAACCCAAAAACTGAGGCAGATAGACACGTTAAAGTTAACTTTCCACCATTTAAACATTATGCAAAACATGATGGGGAGATTCGTGAAGTAGTTAGAAGTCATTGGGAAGGTGGAATTGACAATGGAAAATTTAGTACAACACATGGACACACAACAAATGAATTAGCAAAAATGTATATCAAACTATGTGAAAGATATAGCATGCGTAGCAACTGGCGTGGATACACTTATGTAGATGAAATGCGTAGTCATGCTCTTATGCAACTATCTCAGATAGGTTTAAAATTTAACGAAGCAAAGAGTCAAAATCCGTTTGCATACTATACAGCCGTTGTTACAAACAGTTTTACAAGGGTTCTAAACCTTGAGAAGCGGAATCAAAATATACGTGATGACTTACTCCAAGAGAACGGTTTTAATCCTAGCTTCAGTAGACAACTTGACCATGAAGCCTCTGAAAAAGCAAAATGGGATGAGCAAATGGAAAAAGAGCGTAAAGAAGCAACTGGTACAAACTTCTAGTTGACAAAACTCAACATAAAGTATATTCTAACTGTATGACATTTTTTAATAGAGCAGCATGCTTTACTGATATTCACTTTGGAAACAAAAATAACAGTAAACAGCATAACAACGATTGCGAAGATTTCGTAGATTGGTTTATTTCGAATAGCGAAGACTGTGAAACGTGTATCTTCCTTGGCGATTGGCACCACCATCGGGCTGGTGTGAACGTCAGTACACTCAATTATAGTGTAAACAATGTACGAAAGTTAAGTAAAAACTTTGAAAAGGTGTACATGATTATGGGAAACCATGATTTGTACTATCGTGAAAAACGTGAGCTTAATAGTTTACCCTACGCAGACTTATTTGACAATGTTACACTAGTTGAAGAGGTATTACAGCAAGACGATGTAGCACTAGTACCTTGGTTAGTAGGTAATGAATGGAAAAATATACATAAAATACAAGCTCGTTATATGTTTGGACATTTTGAGCTTCCACACTTTAAAATGAATGCAATGGTAGAGATGCCTGACCACGGTGGACTAAACGTTGAACACTTATCTAGTCCAGAATACGTATTCAGTGGACATTTTCACAAGCGTCAGCATAAAGGTAATATACATTATCTTGGGTCTCCTTTTCCACACAACTATGCTGACGCTTGGGATGATGATAGGGGAATGATGAAGCTAACGTGGGGCGGCAAACCTGAATATATTGACTTTGACGGTCCAAGATATCGTACAGTACCACTTAGTAGACTAATTGATGATGCTGACAGTATTTTAAACAACAAAACTTACTGTCGTGCAGTACTTGATGTTAATATTACATATGAAGAAGCAAACTTTATTAAAGAAACGTTTGCATCACAATACCAATTACGTGATATTACTCTAATGCCTAGCAAGAAGGAAGAACATGCACAGGATTGGCGGCAAGTTGATGATTTAGAAGTTGAAAATGTAGACCAAATAGTGTATAATAGCTTAAATGCTGTTGATAGCGAAATGATAGATAAAAAGCTACTAGTGGACATATATAACAACCTATGATTATTATTAAAGACATCACAATCAAGAATTTTATGAGTGTGGGTAACGTTACTCAGGCTGTAAGATTTAACGACAATGGACTTACCCTTGTACTAGGCAACAATGTTGACTTAGGCGGCGATGGTAGCCGTAATGGCACTGGTAAGACAACAATAATCAATGCACTATCGTATGCAATGTACGGCAATGCACTTACTAACATACGTAAAGACAACCTTATCAATAAAACAAATGGCAAAGGTATGATAGTTACACTGGACTTTGAAAAGGACGGTGTACAATATCGTATTGAGCGTGGACGAAAACCTAACATCTTTAAGTTTTATGTTGACAACATAGATACTGATGACGGTAACGAAGCGCAAGGTGAGAATAGGCAAACACAAGAACAAGTGGATAAACTGTTTGGGATGAGCCATGATATGTTCAAACATATTATCGCCTTAAATACATATACAGAGCCCTTCCTTAGTATGCGAGCAAACGATCAGCGAGCTATTATCGAACAGCTACTAGGTATTACAATGCTTAGTGAGAAAGCAGAGGCTCTTAAAGAACAACAAAGGTTGAACAAAGATGCAATCAAAGAAGAAGAGTATCGAATTAAGGCAGTTGAAGATGCAAATCAAACAATTGCGAAGAGTATTAGTGACCTTGAGCGTCGACAAACTCTCTGGCAAACGAAAAAACAAGAAAGCCTGCAAGAACTAGAAATAGCTATCAACGTTTTAGACAAAGTTGATATTCAAGCAGAGATCGCAAAGCATAAAGAACTAGCTGAGTACTTAACAAAGAAGAGTCGGCTAGACGATGCCAATCGCTGGATTTCCAGAATAGATACTGATAACAAAAAACTAGATAACCTTATTGTTAAACTAGAAAAAGAGATAGTACTACTTAAAGACCAAAAGTGTCATGCATGTGGACAAGAGTTACATGATAACAGTCATGAAGAGTTGTTACGTAATAAAGAAGATCAACTAGCTGATGCACGTATGCAAATTTTAACCAATGGTACACAAGAACAAGAACATCAAGAGGTTGTTGCTGAAATTGGAGAACTAGGACAACTACCAAGTACATTGTATAACACAGAGCAAGAAGCATATCAACATCAAAATCAAGTTGATAAGTTACTTACAGAATACGCAAACAAACAACAAGAAACAGATACATACCAAGAACAAATTATCAGTCTAAAGGAAACAGCACTACAAGAAGTTAGTTGGGATAAGATGAATGAACTTGTGCGTGTAAAGGAACACCAAGACTTCCTGTACAAACTGTTAACTAACAAAGATAGCTTTATACGTAAACGTATTATTGAGCAGAACTTGCAGTATCTGAATTCTAGACTTGCATACTATTTGACTAAACTAGGACTACCACATGAGGTGCAGTTCCAACCAGATCTGAATGTAGAAATTACAGAACTAGGTCGTGAACTAGACTTTGATAACTTGAGTAGAGGTGAACGTAATAGACTTATACTTGGACTTAGTTGGAGTTTTAGAGATGTGTTTGAAACTATGAATACACCGCTTAACTTCCTTGCTATTGACGAACTTGTTGACAGTGGAATGGATACTAACGGCGTTGACAGTGCACTCAGTGTACTTAAAAAGATGGAGAGAGAAAGAGGTAAGAATATCTTCCTCATATCTCACCGTGATGAACTACAAGGTCGTGTTAACACTATCTTGCAAGTTATCAAAGAAAATGGATTTACGTCATTTAGTGTAGATACGGAGATTGTAGATATTGGTGGATGATATTGATGATAATTTGTTGCAACAACTAGGAGGCATGATATATGAGTCTCCAGACAAGGGCAAAACTGTACGTGGTAGACCAAGTCCAGAGCATCCAGTTTTTTTACTATCATCTGGTATACTACCAATAGACGTTTGGTATAAGATATATGGAAAAGGCTAATGGAAGATAATAACGACACTTTAACTATTACTACTTCAGATTCTAATTATACAGTTAATGTTGATAGTGATTTAGACTGGGGAACACTAGATGTGTCATCTATAGGTACATCAACATATACAGGATCAATTACTACAATTACGCTAGACGATATCGGATCATGGGGGACTGATGAAAAACGTACATCAGTTCGTGATGGTGGTGAATTACCGATTGACATATGGGCAAAGATGTATAATAATGGAGTTATAGATGACGAATAATTTCATATTTGATGTTGATGGTACACTAACAGATGCACGTCAGCACATAGACCCAGAGTTTGAAGAATTTTTACATGAGTTTGTTGAAAAACACTCATGTCATGTCTGTTCTGGCAGTGATTATGAAAAGATTGAAGAACAATTAGGCAAAGATTTAGTTAATAAGTTTGATACCATATTTGCATGCAGTGGAAATCATCATATTAGCAAAGGCAAAGAAACTTATATCTCAGAATGGCAACTTAACACAGAACAAAAATGGTTTCTCTTGGATGAGCTAGATAAAATTAGCTATCCTTGGAAACGTGGCAGACACTTAGAAGAACGTATAGGATCAGCTAATTTAAGTATCCCAGGTAGAAACGCAAATCTAGACGATAGAGCTATGTTTGTTTCATGGGATAAAAAAAAGAAAACAAGAATAAAACTGGCAGAAGATTTTAATAACATATACCCACATTTAGAGGCAGTATTAGGCGGCGAAACTGGCATAGATATATTCCAAAGAGGCAAAAGCAAAAAGCAAATACTTGACAAATTTGATCACACATCATTAATTTACTTTTTTGGTGATAAAATTTGTCCGGGCGGCAATGATTACGATATTGGCACAGCAACAGACAAATTACCATATGGCAAAAGTTTTAACGTAAAAAATTGGCAAGAAACATTCAAAATTCTAAAAACACAATTTTAATACCATAATCAGTAGATTTATGATGACAAATGATATATACGATACATGCAATGGAAATACAATGGCAATCTTGTTGAAGAGATAGCTGACCAATATATTGGATTTGTATACATCATTACTAATCTGACTAACAACAAAAAATACATAGGCAAAAAATTAGCTAAGTTTAAAAAAACTCGGCCACCCCTTAAAGGCAAAAAACGTAAAAGAAAATCACTAGTAGAAAGCGACTGGCAGTCATACTGGGGATCTTCTGAACACTTATTGGCAGACGTAGATGAATTAGGACCAGAAAACTTTAGTAGAGAAATTTTATATTTTTGTACAACACGTGGCGAACTTTCCTACCTTGAGGCAAAAGAACAATTCGACAGAGGTGTATTACTTACTGACGAATATTACAATGGCATCATTAACTGCCGTATAGGCGGATCTCAGGCTCTCAAAGAATCACTAAAAAATAATATACCCCCTCTGAAATAAGCATTGAGGAGTCGCCATTTATTTGGTTAGACAACGGAACTTGCTGGGGGACACAAACCAAATGAGTGGGCAATCCTGAGCCATTGGATCCCACGAGTAGCTGAGTATGTAGCCGTTATTGCATCTCAGTATCTTGCGTTGAAAGCAGCGTGTAAAGGGGTACAGCACAACCGCCTCTGCCTGAAAAGGTTTCGCTATAACGGTGCACAAGGTGACTGGTAATGACCCTTTTGTCGTGCTTGGCCGAATCAGGCTAAGTGCGACTTTAGTTCATGGTAATAACCAATTATATTAACCACAATATATAATACGATTTCGAATGTATCAGAAGAAAAAAATTCAATCGAACGATAGTGAAGATTGATGATGTCGTAAGACATCAGATAAAGGTACTAACATAATATATAAAAGAATCGTTCTGACTAAAATGTTTTCTTACCTTGCGCAGCGGCTAATTGGTCTTCTCTTGCTTTTGCTTTTTCCTTGAATGTTTCCATGATTTCTTCGTGTTGATATAATGGTAGTTCATACAACTCTTTGAGATCAAATATTCCATCGCTGTATATAACTATACTAAACACTTGGCCTCTCATTGTCTTAGATTCATTGTTTAACGTCTTAATCACATCAGAAGCGTCTTGTGTTCTCAATTGTTGGTGAAAAAAAAAGTTGGATTAAACTCCACAGCACTTTCAAATTCTTTCGAACATGATTCATTACTGCAACTAAATTTGAACTTGTCATTGATGCCATTTTGGTTTTGCATTTTATTTGCTCTTTGTAGAGTTTTCATTGTAGCACCGTCAATATTATTGAGCCATTCAATAATCTCTTCCACCGTAGTTACCTTGGAACCGTCTGGTAGTATTACAGCTTCGATACCATCTGCAATTAGTACCATTGTTGCGGCTGTTGTTTTTGATAAACTCTCTTCAAATAATTTTTTTGCCTGATCAGGTGGTAAGTCACTAGTTAAGTTTTGCGTAATTGACACTGCTTCAGTAGTTTTAATACTTGATGCAGTCATACTACGTAATGTATTGGGTTTAAACTGTATAGTTAGTTTGTTTGGTAGTTCAATTTCAACTTGCTCAATAGTTTTTACATTGCTAAGAATGTTTGGTATACTAATTAAGTAGTTTTCAGTTGTATTACAATGTGGACATGTAGCATTTACTTGTAAGTTTCCATCATTGTTACTAATACGACTAGCAATTAAAATAACATCAACATCAGACATTGCAACCTCATATGGGTCGATGATATCAGGACATACACTTTTTATTACATCATACAATGACTCTCCATTATATAAACTATCAGGTATTTTCAATAGCATTTCATCTTTGAAGCTCATTGGATATACACCAATCTCTCCGTCGTCAGTTAGTCGTGGCTTGTTCTTATACCATTTACCGCCACTTGGTAGCTTGATATAAATTTCTTTTGTTCGATAAAAGTTACTTAATGATTGAGTCATCTTAGTCCTATAAATACATATATAAGTTATTTATCTAAGTAAAGTGAGCACTTAATGGCATCAATAACAATACCATATGGTAATAGTAGTATACCAGTAGAAATTCCAGATTTTGCTCTGGAGTCTACTCAGCAAGATATTGTACGTGAATCATCTGAAACAAATAGTTTACTATCACAAATTGCAAGCCATATGGGTGTAGAAGTTAAAACAAGTCAAGCACAAGAAAAAGCTACTGATGAATTAATTAGTAAAATAGAACAAAACAACAAAGAAACTAAGACTCTTGGCAGAACTATTAGAGATGGTGCTTTAAAAGCACCAAATGCAGTAGGTAATCAGCTTGCTGGTATGACAGGAAAAGAAGGTATGTCTGATCTCATGGGTCAAGGCGGTATACTTGGTAGTATTCCTGGTCTTGCTAACGCTGGTGCAATGATGGGTAGTATGTTTGGCATACTTGAAGAATTTGGTGCTAGTATGAGTGCACTTCGTCGTGTTGGTGCAGGTGTTGGTGTTAATTTAATTGAACTTAGAGAAAGTGCTGCACAAGTCGGCCTTGGTATGGAAAGTCTTGGTAAAATTGTTACTGATAATGGGGCAACTATACGATCATTGGGCACTAATACAAATGAAGGTACGCAGAATTTTCTAAGACTTAATAGAGAACTACGGAATGCAACTGAAGATTTGGGATTTTTTGGTCTTAATTCAACCGAAATGTCGGCAGTGTTAACTGATGAAATTGAAACTCGTCGTAGAGCTAGAATGGATTTAAGCCAAGAAGAAGACGATCGTAAAGGTCTAATTAACACAATTAAAGAAAACTTACGTATGCAAGAAGCTATGGCGGCAGCAACTGGTACTGATTTAGCTGATAGAATTAAAGCACAGCAAGCATTCAAAGAAGATTCAAGAATAGCATTACTAAGACGTAGTATGGATGAACAACAAATACAAGCAATGAACAATGTTACTGGTGCATTCACGCAATTAGGAGACGGTGTTGGGCGAGGAGTTTTTGAACAAGTTGTAATGCAATTACTAAGTGGTGGTAATATTGGACAAGTTGACGGGGCTGCTGAACTTAATGCCTTTTTACAAGCAGAAGGTGTTGATATGCTAGGTACTGCTCGGGCAGCAGTTGAAGCAATTAGATCAGGAACTGTAGACGGATCAGAACAAATTGTAACTGAATTTGCAAATCAAATTGCAGCAATTGATAATGAAAGATTGTCAACACTTGGCTCAGTTGGAGTCGGTGGTGCTACTATGGTTTTAGATTTAATAAACAGTGTATTAACTACAACTCAAGGAGCCATTGATGACGCAATGCGCAATTTAGACGATCCAGCCAATCAAGCAGACTTAGATCTTAGCGGTACTAGAAATAGAATGGATGTTGCAGCGGCGCAGTTTAGAACAACATTAATGCAAAGTATACTTAATGCATTTGATATTGACGATATCAGAGACTCTAACTTTGTAGATTTTGTTAAAAATATTCAAGATTTTCCTGCTAGTGAAAATTTTCGAAACTTTATGGATATGATAAGTAAATTTAATGCATACGCCAGTGGTGGTGCTGGAATTGTGTTTACCATGTCAGACATTGGTAATCCAACAAATGCCGAAGCAGCCGTTGCGCAAGCTGTAGCATTAAGAAACTTATTAAGAGGTGGCGGAGTTGACATACCAGGAGCTGATCTCTTAGCAGGCGGTGGTTTGGCAACGATTTTAGGTGCTGAAGCATTTAACACAATGTTTCCAGATGGTATCCCAACAGGCGAAAACATGGAAGGTTTGTCAGCCGCCATTCGAGCATTAGAGGCGGCGATCAGAGGTTTAACCGTTCCTGACCCAACCAGTGACTAATGATAAATACATATAATTAAAAGAAAGAGATAGCTATGTCGTGGAAAAAACACTTCACTGTATATAATGGACCAAATGGAGAAGCAAGACCAAGCAGTTCTAGCCGCTTTCAAAGTTGGCTACCCGAAGTGTACAGTGGACAACCAAATCGTGTAGAACGTTATATGCAGTACGATCAAATGGATATGGACAGTGAAGTTAATGCTGCCCTTGACATCATTGCTGAGTTTAGTACACAAGTAGATGAAAGTACAAAATTACCATTTAGTTTAGATTATAGTGGTGATGTTACTGAAAGCGAAACAAAAATATTAGAACAAACACTGCGCCAATGGTGTAATTTACAAGATTGGGATAGAAAAATCTTTAAGACATTCCGTAATGCTATTAAGTACGGGGATCAATTCTTTATTAGAGATCCAGAAACATGGGAAATGTACTACGTAAATCCAGTTGATGTTACTAAAGTTATTGTAAACGAAGCAAAAGGTAAAGAACCTGAACAGTATGTTCTTAAAAATTTAGACTTAAACATGCAAAATAAAACAGTGAGTGAGCCTATTAAACATAGTGAAACTTACAGCACTGTTAATAGTACAATGCGTGGTACAGAACGTAATGCACTTGGAACTGGTGGCGATTATAGTAGTTCATTAGGGAACATACATGAATACAATGTAGATGCTACACATATTGTACATGCTGCCTTAACTGAAGGTATGGATAGTGACTTTCCATTTGGTGCAAGTATTTTAGATCCAATCTTTAAAACTTACAAACAAAAAGAACTACTAGAAGATAGTATTATTATCTATCGTGTGCAACGTGCACCTGAGCGTAGAGTATTTTATGTTGATGTAGGTAATATGCCAGCAAACAAAGCTATGGGGTTTGTTGAGCGTGTTAAAAACGAAATACACCAAAAGCGCATTCCAAGTAAAACCGGCGGCGGTTCAAGTATTATGGATGCAAGCTATAATCCACTTAGTATTATGGAAGACTACTTCTTTGCACAAACTGCTGAAGGCAGAGGCAGTAAAGTTGAAGTGTTACCAGGTGGAGATAACTTAGGTCAAATTGATGACTTACGTTATTTTACAAACAAAATGCTAAGAGCATTGCGTGTACCTAGCAGCTACTTACCAACAGGACCAGACGATGGTACAGCAACATACGTAGATGGTAGAGTAGGAACAGCATTTATTCAAGAGTATAGATTCAATCAATACTGTCAAAGATTACAAAAAATTATTTGTCCTGTGTTTGATACAGAGTTTAAATTGTTCATGAAAAACAGAGGTATTAATATTGACAGTAGTATTTTTGATCTTACATTTGTGGAGCCGCAGAGCTTTAGTGAATATAAAGAAATCGAAGTACATGCTGCAAGAGCTAATGTATTTGGCTCATTGGAAGGTGTGGATTATTTAAGTAGACGCTTTATGATGAGTAAGTATCTCGGTCTTAGTGAAGATGAGATTCTTGAAAATGAACGCATGTGGATGGAAGAAAACAAATCAGGAACTGCACCAAGTGCAGATAGCGAACCAGGACTTGGAAGTGTTGGTGTTCGTGGATTTGATATTGACAGTGGAGATACTCCAGATATGGGAGATTTAGAAGCTGGTGATACTGGCGGAGATGAATCGCCAATTAGCGGGGCTGAAAATGCAACAGCACCAGTAGGAGGAGACGAAAATGCGTAGTAATGAATTTCTAATTGAGTACTATGATGCAGAAGATAACGAGTATGCAAATCGTAAAATTGACGATACTAGACGTAGTAGATTAACACTAAAACACATTAATAGACTACGTAAACAACGTGAAATTCACAAGACAGAACACGCATCTCGAACAGAAAGAGTGCAACAAATATACCGTAGACCCGCAGCTCAATAATAAATTTTAAGGTGTAAAAACTACTTATCTTGACTTTTTAGTCAAAAAGTACAGTTTTTACGCCTTTTTTCTATGGTAAAACGTATTGGTAATAAATAATACTTGTAAACCAGCAATGGTAAGCCTGAATTTTTAAGGAGATATAGAATGAGTAATCATAAGGATTCATTAACTAAGGTCCTTGAATATCTTGTCAACGAAGATCGTGAAAAGGCAGCAGACCTTTTACACGATGTTTTTGTTGAGAAAGCAAAAAATCATTGGGCAGCACTTTCTGAAAGTGATGAGTCAGTGGAAGAAGATATTCAAGATGAAGATCTAGACGAAACATATGATGTTGAAGTTGAAGAAGGTATCGACAATTACGATGCAGAAGAAGACTTCTTGAACGACATCGAAACTGCAGAAGACGAAATCGAAGCTGAAGAAGTATTTGGCGAAGATGACGACGAAGCCGATGAAATGGAACCTGAAGGTGACATGGATATGGATATGGGCGACGAAGAGTCAGGTGACGAAGAAGCACCTGAAGCTGAGGAAGCCATGGCCAATGTAGAAGATGCTATTGCAGAACTACGTGCAGCATTTGCTGATATGATGGACGATGAGCCAGCTGACGAACCAGAAATGGAAGAAGTAGCAGCTTTTGAATCCGACGATGCAGATGAAGAAGAAGTCGAAGCAGTTGAAGAAGGCGCTACAATGTCAGCAGTAAGTGTATCACATACAGCAGGCGATGACGGTGCACATTCACCAGTAGGCCCAGGTGACAGTTCAATGTCAGATGCAAAGCCAGTTGACATCGCAGGTGGCGCAGCAGAAGCAGGTGGCAAAGCGCCAGCAGCTAAAGACATGGGTGTTACAGGACCACAAGAAGCAGGTTCGCCAAGTGCGGCACCAGCTCCAAAGCGTGAAACAACATCAAGTACCGGTCCAGTAAGAGAGATGAAGTAATATGTCAGCAATCATTGAGCACCTAACATTTAACCAGGCAAACATTGTCACTGAAGCTATTGAAGAAGCTAACGGTGGCAAAAGCCTGTACATGAAGGGTATCTTTATTGAAGGCGATGTACGGAATCAAAACAACAGAATTTATCCAGCCAAAGAAATTCATAGTGCAGTAAAAGCAATTAATGAAAAAATTAAAGGTGGATATTCAGTATTAGGTGAAGCCGATCACCCAGACGACCTTAATATTAATCTTGATCGTGTAAGTCATATGATCACAGAGATGGATATTGATGGTAATAATGGTATCGGCAAACTTAAAATCCTTCCAACTCCAATGGGAAACATTTGTAAAACCTTATTGGAAAGCGGAGTAAAACTAGGCGTGTCAAGTAGAGGTAGTGGCAACGTTAACGAAAGTGGTCATGTTAAAGAATTTGAGATCATCACTGTAGATATCGTTGCTAATCCAAGTGCTCCAGATGCTTACCCTGATCCAATTTATGAAAGAATTATGAATCATAAACGGGGTAATGTATTAATGGATGTTGCTTCTGCTGTTAAGCACGACGAAAGAGCACAGCGTTACCTGCAAGAAGAAGTAACGCAATTTATAGAGAACCTAAGGTATAGGAGAGATTAATATGGCTCACTCAATAGATGAACTATTAAGCTCCGGAACGCTCTCAGAAGAGGTTAGATCTTCAATTTCAGAGGCTTGGGAAACTAAGCAATCTGAACTACGTGAAGAAGTTGCTAGCGAACTACGTGAAGAGTTTGCGGAACGTTATGAAAATGACAAGTCGCAAATTGTAGAAGCAATGGACACAATGATTGGCGAAGTTATTGCAAAAGAACTTGAAGAGTTCCAAGCAGACAAAGCTAAAGTAGCAGAAGATCGTGTTGCATATCGCAAGCATATGAAAGAACATGCAAATGTTCTTGATGAGTTTGTGATGGAAACACTTCGCAAAGAAATTAATGAACTTCGCGAAGACCGTGAGGCACAGGACAAGAACATGGCCCAATTAGAAGGCTTTGTACTTGAACAACTTACAAAAGAGCTCAACGAGTTTCATGAGGACAAACGCTCGCTAGTCGAAGCAAAAGTCAAAATGATTAAAGAAGGTAAAGAAGTTATCGAGCAAACTAAGCGTAAGTTTATTGAAACTGCCGCAAGTAAGGTGGAAGACGTTCTTGAATCAACAATCAAGACTGAACTAACATCACTTAAAGAAGACATCCAAGTTGCTAAAGAAAACACATTTGGACGTCAAATTTTTGAAACATTTGCAGCAGAGTTTATGAGCAGCTACCTCAATGAAGGTACTGAAGTTGCAAAACTAAACAAATCAATGAACGAGCTAGAAGTAAAACTTGATGAAGCAAAAGCCGAACTTGCTAAAAAAGAAGTTCAGCTTACAGAATCTGCACGTATTGCACGTATTGCAGAGGACAAAGCAGAACGTAAAGCTATTATGAATGAAATGATGGCCCCACTTTCAAAGCAAAACCAAGAAGTAATGAATGCATTACTAGAATCTACAAAGACAGTAGATTTGCAAAAAGCATTTAACAAGTATCTTCCTTCAGTACTGAATGAAGCTACAAAACCAAATCAAACTAAGAAGGTGCTTAGTGAATCCTCGAAAGAGATCACAGGTGGAAAATCAGTGGAAGCAGAAGCTTCAGTTGATGCTAACATTGTAAACCTTCGTAAGTTAGCCGGAATAAGTTAAGGAGACCTAAAATGGCAGAAAATCTAATGGAAAATTGGAGCGAAACTAAAACAGCTCTAACCGACGGTCTAACTGGAACAAAGAAAAAAGTTATGGAAAGTGTTCTCGAGAATACTAAAACATATTTGTCAGAAGCAGCAGGCGCAGGCGCAACAGCGTCAGGCAACATTGCTACATTAAACAAAGTTATTCTTCCAGTTATCCGCCGTGTAATGCCAACTGTTATTGCAAACGAAATCGTTGGTGTTCAGCCAATGACTGGACCAGTTGGACAAATCCACACACTACGTGTACGTTACGCAGAAACTTTTGACTCAGCAACAGCTGGTGACGAAGCATTGAGCCCATTTGCAATTGCAACTGGTTACTCAGGTAACGCAACAACAAACCGTGCGGATGCAACAAGCACAATGGAAGGTTTGGCAGGTAAGAAAATGTCAATCCAAGTCCTAAAACAAACTGTTGAAGCTAAAACACGTAAGCTATCAGCACGTTGGACATTCGAAGCGGCACAAGATGCCAACTCAATGCACGGACTAGACGTAGAAGCAGAAATCATGCAAGCACTTGCACAAGAGATTACTGCTGAAATCGATCAAGAAATCATTGCAAGCCTAACATCACTAGCAGGCACAGCGGCTGACACATACGACCAAAGTGGCGTAAGTGGTACAGCAACATTTGTTGGTGACGAGCATGCAGCTCTTGCAGTTCTAATCAACAAAAATGCAAACACAATTGCAGCACGTACACGCCGTGGCGCAGGTAACTGGGCAGTTGTTTCTCCAACAGTACTAACAGTACTACAGAGTGCAACTACATCAGCATTTGCTCGCACAACAGAAGGTCCGTTTGAAGCACCAACAAACACCAAGTTCGTAGGTACACTAAACGGCACAATGCGTGTATATGTAAACCAGTATGCAGCTAACGATGACGTACTAGTAGGTTATAAGGGTTCAACAGAAACAGACGCAGCAGCGTTCTATTGCCCATACATCCCACTAATGTCAAGTGGCACAGTACTAGATCCAAGCTCATTCGAGCCAGTAGTATCATTCATGACACGTTATGGTTATGTTGAACTAAGCAACCAGGCATCATCTCTTGGTAATGCAGCTGATTATCTAGCAAACATTGCAGTTACAACAGGTCAACTTGCATTCTCTTAATAGAGATAGATAATAAAATAAAGATAGGCGCTACGGCGCCTATTTTTTTGACTTTTTTTAAAAAAAGTGTTGACATTGGTGTCTACATATGCTATATTATATACATAGCTTGGGAGATATCCCAGAGTTAGATAGTGCAAGGAATGGCAATCCGTAGAGGTTGTAACTTGGTTCATAGCTGTAGTGGCAATGCAAGAGCGTAGAGATACGAAGTTGTACTTTTAGACGTAACCGTTTAATATGAAGCTCCCTGTTTTTGAGCGTGGCTCTACAAAGGGGTTGTTGGTATTCACAGAGTCCAACCTATCACTTTTATCGGAAGGGTTTTGTTTCCCTTGCAAAATATAGAACAAAACAAAGACTTGTTCTTAGTTGAGCAAGTCTTTTTCTTATCTTAACCGCTATAAATAGTATTAACATGGAGATAAGATATGAGTACCACAAAATATAAACAGGATTTAGATGTTACTGGAAATATAACATTATCTGGAAACGTAACAGCAGATGGTAATGTAATATTAGGTGATGCCGATACAGATAGTATTACACTAAATGCTGATATAACAAGTAGTATTATTCCAGATGTAGATATTACATATGACCTAGGTTCTACCACAAAAACTTGGCGAGAAGTGTTTACTAGCAAAGTTAACAGCGCAGTTGGTGATGATTTAGATTTACACAGTGGCGCAGACATTGCGCTATATCCTACAGGTAATATTTGGATTAAACAAGATACAAAACTTATTTTTGAAGGCACTGTGCCAGATGATTTTGAAATTAAACTTCAAGCACTAGCAGCAACCGCAGACAGGGATATTATATTACCAGATGCTAGCGGAACGCTTGCACTAAATGAAAAATTACAAGACGGAACATTTGATTTAGATGTTAACAGTTTTACTGTAAGTGGATCAAGTACTACTAGTATCACAGCAGGTGCTAATATTGAACTAAATGCGACAACCCGTGTATTAGTTACAGACACGCCATTTAGATTGGCAAGTTTTACTACTGTAGAACGTGATGCTTTGAGTGCAGAAAATGGCGATATGATCTACAACACAACTGACAACAAATTCCAAGGATATGAGAACGGTGCTTGGGCTAACTTAATCTAAGGGCGAAAAATTAAGTGAAAATTGGATAATCCGTAATGAGCAATCTTAAAGAACTAACAATGGAACATCACCGTTCTGCAGAACGCTGTGGATTTGTTAAAGTATTACTTGGTGGTAATATAGAACCTACTTTGTATGGTGTATTTTTACTAAATCAGTATCACAAATATAGTGCATTAGAACAACTTGCACTTGAACGTGGGCTTTTAGTGGGCATCGAGTCAATACAACGTGCTGATAAAATATTAGCAGATGCAACTGAACTATTGTTACATAATAATATTGATTTACTACAGAGCACATCAGAATATATTAGTCACGTACAAACACTAAACGATCATGATTTATTTGCACATATATATGTACATCACATGGGAGACCTAAGTGGTGGACAAATGATTAAAAAACGTGTTCCGGGTGCTTGCACTATGTATGAATTTGACGGAGATGTTATAGAACTCAAAAATGAAATACGTAGTCGTTGTAAGGACTCTATGGCTCAAGAAGCTAAAATGTGCTTTGAATTTGCTATCAAACAGTTTAATGAAATGTCTAAACTCACCGCATAAATACATTAAAGTATTGTGAGAGAGTTACATGGCCATAAATTTTGATCATCAACGGGACAGGATTAGTTCTAGTAGTCAAAGCATAACAGTAAACACAACTGGTGCATTTACAATTCCAGTTGGTAATACAGCACAACGACCGACGGCAGCAAGCGGTCAAATACGTTTCAATAGTCAACAACAAAGTTTTGAAGGATACAACGGCGCAGGCTGGAGTACACTTGGCGGTGTACGTGATGTTGACGGAAATACATATGTTATTGCAGAAACTGGTCCAGGTGTAAACAATAACGAACTAGATTTCTTTACTGATGGAACACAACGCTTCCAAATTGGTGCTACTGGTGATTTTAAGTTTGGTGATACTCTTGCAGAAGTAACTATTGCTGGTGCTACAGGTAATGCAGTATTTGGTGGAACACTTGATGTTACTGGTATTACAAACATAAATGATACAACAGATTCAACAACAATAACAGACGGTGCCTTAGTTGTAGATGGCGGTGTTGGCATTGCTAAGAAACTTTTTGTTGGTACTGATTTAGATGTTGCGGGTAACGTACAAATTGATGGTACACTTACTGTGGACGGCATTGCTACATTAAAAGCAGGCGCAAGTGGCAGTATTGCTATTGGTGACGATGCTACTGATAATGTTGTGTTTAATGCAGACGTTAATAGTGACTTTGTACCAGATACAAACGGCACATATAACTTAGGCTCACTAGTACAAAACTGGAATAAAGCGTATTTAAGAACACTTGATAGTGATAATGATATTATTACTGTTGATATTAATGGTGCTATTGTACTTCCAGTTGGTACAGTATTAGAACGTCCAGCCGCTGCAACACAAGGTATGATCCGTTACAACAGTGACGATACTACTTTTGAAGGTTACGATGGAACAGCATGGGGCTCACTTGGCGGAGTTAAAGATGTTGACCAAGACACATATATTCAAGCAGAAACATCACCAGGTGCAGATAACGATGAACTAGAGTTTTATACTGGCGGCGTTGAGCGTATGACCATTGATAGCACTGGCCAAATTACAGCGGCAGCTGGATATACACCAACCAATCCACAAGACTTAATTACAAAAGACTTTGCTGAAAATAGTTTATCAGCTACAGCAGGTACACCAACAGATGGAAGTTGGCAGGATGGAGCATATTTGGGATTCACAGACTCAGACAAAGTAGCAGACGTATTAGACGAACTTAACGAATCGTTAGAAAATGTTCGTAACAACACATTTGTACGTAGTGTAACATTTACTGGTACACCAACAACTGGCGGTGCAGGGACAACAGTAACACTTAACTTAACAGTTGACGA